GTAACTATTGCATACACTGTTGATAACTTACTTTTCTTTGGTTCTGCTTATTGGTTGATTACATCTCGCTATCAAGAGGATGGCCGTCCAGCAACATTTGAATGGATAGCACATCATCGTGTAACCCCACAATATGCAAAGAATATGCAGGCTATTGAAGGTTATCTTATCGATGGCTTCCCAGTATCAATGTCTGACATGGTTACATTTCAAGGCTTGACTGATGGTATTCTCAATACTGGCACTCGCGTTATTGCAGCTGCACTAGATTTAGAAAAAGCATCTCAAGTAGCAGCAGCGACTCCAATGGCAACTGGTTATATTAAAAATACTGGTGCTGACTTAGATCCGAAAGAAGTTCAAGGATTACTCTCTGCTTGGAAGGCTGCACGTGCTAATCGCTCTACTGCATATTTAACTTCTACTCTAGAATATAACCCAGCATCATTTTCACCTAAAGACATGATGTATATCGAAGCAAAGCAAGACTATTCAACACAGATAGCACGTCTTTGTAATATCGATGCTTATATGCTTTCAGCTGATGCTAATAACTCAATGACTTATTCAAACTTGCTCGATGCTCGTAAACAGTTCGTATCTCTATCTCTACAGCCTTTCATCTCTGCTATTGAAGATCGTTTAACAATGAACGACATTACCGCCAATGGCCAAGAAGTCCGCTTTGATTTAGATGATTCATTCTTACGTGCTAATCCAATGGATGAACTACTTGTAATTGAAAAACTCTTAACTCTAGGGCTAATCGATATCAATCAGGCTATGGAAATGACTGATTTAACTCCTAATGGAAGCGACGGTATGTAATGGATAACAAAATCCTAACATTCTCATCTGAACTAACTGCCGATACCGCCACTCGCGTTATCTCTGGCAAAATTGTGCCAATGGGTACAGGCGAAGTCGGCAATACATCTGCTGGCCCAGTCGTATTCGAAAAGGGTTCAATTCAATTACCTAATGACCCTAAGAGTATTAAGTTACTCAATCAGCACAATGTCAAGGAGCCTCTAGGTAAAGCACAGTATTTTAATGAAGTAGATGGCGAAGGTATTTATGCCTCTTTCAAGATTTCTAATTCTTCACGCGGATCCGATGCGTTAATTACTGCATCCGAAGGACTGACGGCAGGGCTATCTGTCGGCGTTGAAGTTATCACTGCAAAGAACAAGGCTGGTGTCATGCACGTGTCAGCAGCCAAACTGTTCGAAGTATCTTTAGTAACAGAGCCAGCCTTTAAGTCTGCTTTGATTACTGATATCGCTGCTGAGGAAACTCCAGCAGAAAACATCCAACAAACAGAAAGCGAGCCAACTGTGGAGAATACTCCAGAGACAGTTGCAGCACCAGAAGTTGAGGCAGCAGCTGTTGAAGCCGCTCGTCCAACTGTGGTATCAGCAACTTACGCAACACCTCGCATCAAGCCACTCACCGCTGGTGAATATCTTGAGGCATCAATCAAGGCATCAATGGGAGACGATCAAGCTCGTCAAACTATTCTTGCTATCAATGACACATCAACAAACACTGGTCTAACTCTTGCACCACACCTAAATGAGTTCATCACTACATCAATCGATGGCCGTCCAGCCGTGGATGCCATCAGTCGTGGCGTACTGCCCTCAACTGGGATGAGTTTTACAATTCCTAAAATCACAACAGCACCAACAATCGATTCAGATTCAACTGAAGGCGAAGCACTTGCAGGTACTGAATTGGCTTCTGGCTACATCACACCAACAGTCAAGAAGGCTGCTGGACTTCAGAACATCTCATGGGAACTCCTGGACCGATCTGGGCCTAGCTTTTATGCGGAGCTCATCAAGGAACTTCAGTATGCCTATGCTAAGGCAACTGACCAAGCAGTAGTCGCTGCTCTCGTTGCTGGTGGTACACAAGCTTCAACACAGGCTGCAACAATCGCAGGTTTCAAGGCCTACATCGGTAAAGAAACTCCTGCTGCTTACCTTGCTGCTGGAAAGTTTGCCAAGAACATCATCGCTAATACAGCATGGTGGGAAACAATCATCACAGCTGAAGACACAACAAATCGTCCGTTGTTCACAGCCGCACAACCAGCCAATTCACCAGGAAATGTTGGAATGCAATCACTAACTGGAACAGTAATGGGCCAGAACTTGTTCGTTGATCCACACATGACAACAACAACACTTATCGATGATTCTGCATTCTTGGTTGTTCCAGAAGCAGTTACATTCTATGAGTCTCCACAGACTCAAATTCAAGTACAAGCACTTGCTAACGGCCGCCTACAGGTTGCTGTCTATGGTTACTACGCAATCGCCACTAAGGTCGGCGCAGGCGTACGTCGCTTCAACCTTACTTAATCAGTAAGTAACTAAGTCGCTGAGAGGGGCATAGCCCTTGCCCCTCTCAGTCTTTAGAAGGGAATTAAATGTCACTCTGCACAGTCTCTGAACTACGTTCAGCACTAGGTGTCGGTACCTTGTACCCAGATGCAACCCTTCAATCATCTTGTGATGCCGCTGATGCAGTTATCAATCCTATGCTCTGGAGTTCGACACAATATACTGTCGCTCATAGCAACGTAGTTGGCAGTGGCACTCTTTACTTTGATACTCCAACTACCAATTTATTCTATGTTGGTCAGTCAGTAACTATCGCTAATTGTGGTACAAAATATAACGGTACAAAGACAATAACAGCAGTAGATTCTTATTCAATTTCAATCGATACAACTCATACTAGTATCCAATCACGTCATCCAATCGAGCCATTTGGCACAGTATTAGGCGATGCTTATACAGATTTTACAACAGACGCAGCAGTACAGGAAGCAGCTTTAATGATCGCTGTTGATATCTGGCAGGCACGCCAAACCTCTAATAGTGGTGGCAGCAGTCCAGACTTCCAGCCTTCCCCCTACCGCATGGGTAATACCCTTATGGCTAGGGTGCGAGGATTACTAGCGCACACACTCGACCCACGTTCGATGGTCGGATAATGTCAGTTGCTCTCACTACACTAAGAACCACTATTGCAGAGGCTATTCAAGACGATAGCAAGTGGCAGACTTTCGCATTCCCACCAGCAACGATTATGGCTAACTCTGTTATTGTCAGTCCTGATGATCCATATCTAAGTCCTAACAATGGCGGCATATCAACCATTTCACCGACTGCTAATTTCAAGATTTTAATGACAGTGCCGTTATTTGATAATGAAGGCAATCTACAGGGCATCGAAGATACAATAGTCAGTGTGTTCAACCTACTATGCGCATCTACCTTATCTTTCAATGTTGGAACAATCTCAGCTCCTGGTGTTCTAAACGCCGCGTCTGGTGATTTACTAACATCTGAAATGTCAATCTCAATCCTAACGAGTTGGAGTTAATCATGTCCGATTACGAAAAAGAGTTGGAAGCCTTTCTAATCAAGACTGGTCAAATCCAACCAACAGCACCAAAAGCAGCGCAATCACCTAAGAAAGACGAGGAATAATCATGGCAGTATTTTTAGCAAACAATGTCGGAGTAAAGGTGAACAGCGTTGATCTATCAGATCACGTCACAACCGTTACTCTCAATCGTCAATTTGACGAACTAGAAGTAACAGCGATGGGTGACACAGGCCACAAGTTCGTTAAGGGTCTGGAATCATCATCTGTAACAATCGAGTTCATGAACGACACAGCATCAGCAAACGTCCTTGCAACTCTTCAAGCTGCATGGGGTACTACAGTCACTGTTGTACTTCTACAGACAAAGGGAACAGCAGTCTCAGCAACTAACCCTCTATATACACTCTCAGTTCTAGTAAATGGAACTACAGATGTTATGGGTGGCTCAGATATTGGCAAGCAGTCAGTTACTTGGAACGTAGTAGGAGCAGTAACAGTCGCAACGACTGGTTCATTCTAAACAACTAGAGAAAAGGGCTAATCATGGCAAAACTGAAAATCGTTCGACAAGATGGAAGCGTACTAGAAGGCGAGATAACTCCAGCAGTGGAGTACTCATTTGAGCAGTATGCTAAAAAGGGCTTCCACAAGGCATTCCGCGATGAGGAAAAGCAGTCGGATGTTTATTGGTTGGCATGGGAAATTACTCGACGTGCAGGTGAAACCGTAAAACCTTTCGGGATAGATTTCATTGAAACATTGACTAGCGTTGATGTTCTGGACTCTGACCCTTTAGCTTAAAGCGCGATCTCCCATTCACCTACCTAATTGCTCGCTTGAGCATTAGGTTGGGAATTGCGCCAGCACAACTATTAGAACTTGATACGACAATGCTAAATGCCTTACTTGAGGGCTTAGCCGATGAAGCAAAGGAGCAGAGCGATGCCAGTAGAAATCAAAGGCGCAATCGCTCTTCGTAAAGCCTTAAAAACTTACACTCCAGATTTAGCAAAACAGTTACCTAAAGAGATAGCCTCATTTCTCAAGCCAGTAGTAAAAGAGGCTCGTGGTTATTTACCTGATGATGGCTCAATCCTAAGTGGTTGGCGTGACCGCCCAAATGGCACTGGTAACTTCCCTACCTATTCGGCAACAGTGGCAAAACGCGGCATCACTTATAAGACCACACCATCAAAGCCTAACCGTAGAGGATTTAGATCGCTGGCACGTATTATGAATAAGTCAGCAGCTGGTTCAATCTATGAAACTGCTGGTCGTAAAACTCCAGATAGTAACTTTGTCCGCAATCTCAATGGCAAGGTATCTGGAGTAATCAAGGGTGACGGCAAGATGGCTGGTCGAGCCATGTTTAGAGCATTTGAAGAAAATCAAGGCAAAGCAACTGCTGGTGTAGTTAAAGCCATTGAAAAGGCCAATATAGATTTTAAGAGAGCGACACAATAATGAGTAATATATTTATTGATATTGCCGCAACCTTTACTGGTGAAAAGGCTTTTAAGAAGGCATCAAATTCAACCGATAAATTAGGTAAATCCGTAAAAAGTTTAGCCAAAACTCTTGGAGTTGGTTTAAGTGCGGCAGCAGTTTTATCCTATGCAAAGGCTTCAGTCAAGGCTTATGCAGCTGATGATAATGCTGCTAGATCATTGGGTGTTACATTAAAGAATCTTGGTCTAGAAACTGGCAATACTTCAATTTATGTCAATGACTTAATAGCACGACTAGAAAAGCAAACAGGCGTATTAGATGATGAACTTCGTCCTGCTATGGATCGTCTGTTACGTGCAACTGGTTCAGTCACTAAATCACAAGATTTATTAAACCTTGCTTTGGATATTAGTGCCGGTACTGGCAAAGATTTAACCTCAGTTAGCCAAGCCTTACAAAAAGCTTATTTAGGGAATAATGTATCTTTAAGTAAACTAGGTGTTGGTTTATCTAAAGTAGAATTAACTTCGTCATCATTTGAAAAAATTCAAAAAAGATTAGCAATCCTTTTTGCTGGTCAGGCTTCAACAGCTGCTGAATCCTACGCTGGACAATTAAACAAATTAAATGTTGCTTCTAATAATGTAAAAGAAGCTATCGGTAGAGGCATAGTAGATGCTTTAGTTATTTTGGCTGATAATAATACAGTTGATAATTTAGCCACAGACATGGAAAATTTAGGCGTTTATACTGGTGATGTTATTCGTGGCTTTGGAATCATGGCCGCAAAAATAAAAGAGATACCAGGCATTTCTGGCTTTGATGTTGGAATGATTCCTGTACTTGGCACTTATATTAAAGTATTGCAAGAAGAAGGAGCAAAGGCACGACGTATTGCGGATGCTCTTAAAGGTAAAAACCCTATTCAATCTGGCACTTACTTAAACAAACCAAAACCAACAAAAACAGAATTGGATGCATTGGCCAACGCTAAGAAATTAGCAGCCCAACAAGCAGCACAACTTAAGTTACAACAAGCAGCAACCAAGATAAGTGCAGCGGCAGCCAAATTCGACTTAAATAAAATCCAGATAGCAGCAGCCCTCAAAGGCAAAATATCTGATGAGGATAGACAACGCCTATTGCTGATGCAGGCTATTGAGAATGAGAACGTAGATCTCATTGATAAATACACAAAGTCTCTAGCTGAGGCTCAAGCACAGACGAAACAACTTCAGTCTGTAATAGATGCTTCGAAGGCTTCATTTGTCTGGCCCGACCCATTCGCTTCATTCAAACTCCAGGCAGAAGCGGCTGGAACTACGGTTCAGGCTTTAGTAGATAAGGTTAAGACTCTCTCAGGTATCAGTTTCGATAACTCAACTGTCATGACCTCATTTGCTCAAGGCATGTTGAACGGTATGTCTGCCGTAGATGCGCTTTGGGGTGCTCGTTATACTGGTCAAGGCGAGATGTATATGGCTCGATTAGCAGCAGCTTCAAGAGCTTCTAATGCTGATAACTTCTCATTTGCAACTGCTGGTACTGGTGTAGCAAACCCAAATATGAACACCACGACAATCATCAATCTCACTAATGACTTTGGAAGTAGCATCGTTACTGATCCAGTAGCAACTGCTAATCAAATCAACACAGCCCTTCAACAAGCTGCTAATCAGGTGGGTACATATGGCTCACTTGGTAGCGGCTCTAAGTCGATTTCATATACCGTATGACATGGACAATCAGCCCAACCATTACAGTTAATGGAACTGCCTATGTCAATAATGCTGTAGGTGCTGTATCCATTGATTATGGTCGGACTGCTGTATGGGACCCACAAAAGGCTTCTTATGCCAATATCAAGTTAGTCAATACCAATAACACTTCTTTCGGCATTGATATCAATAACTCAGTGGTGGTCAAGGTTCGCGACGCAACTAATACGGCTGACATAACAGTGTTCACTGGAGTAGTCACTTCTGTGGCTAATGAGGTTGGCGTTAATACTGGCTCAACGATTATCACTTATATCACCATTACTGCTGTTGGCCCTATCACCGTTCTATCTCGTACTCAATCTGGCTTAGTAGATTATCCATCTGAGAATGAGTCAGCCCGTATATCTAGAATCCTTGCTGAAACCCCTGTAAGCCTTGATACGATAGATACTGGCACTTATACCCTATTGGCTCGTACTGCTAAGCCTGCTGATGCTCTGAGCCTTTGTAATGCCTATGCTAATACTGCTACTGGATGTATCTATGAGACCACAGAAGGCAAAGTAGGTTATGCCAGCGAGTTGAGGCGTAACCAGGATGTAGCCGCCACTGGTTACTTCTCAATCAATCCGACTTTCATCAATGGCACTAATCTTAGATCGCAGACTAATCAAGGCGATGTAATCAATAACGTCAAAATTGGTTATAACGCTGGCTCTTATGTCTCTGTTATATCGACTGCTTCAACAGCAGCCTATGGCACAATCGGTGGAACTCTTGATACTGATATCAATAATGATTTAGATGCTACGACCCTTGCTGGTATCTACATCGGAATGCGAGCCTATCCAAAGGTATCGCTATCAGCTGTAGAAGTCAGAATCGATGACCCAGACATGGATGCCACGACTCTCAACAAGATGCTTAATACGTATTTCGGCCTTCCAGTCTCTTTGGCTGGCTTACCTCTTAGCATTACCCCTACCACATATGAGGGCTTTGTAGAGGGTTGGAATCTATCTTTTAGCCAATTATCCGCTAAAATAACCCTACGTACCACAGAAAAGACATACAGTTACCGTTCGACCCAATGGGAAGACGTAGCCCCTGCTCTTATCTGGTCAGCCGTTGGTGCGGCACTTACATGGAATACCTACGATTAAGGAATAGGAATGGCAACTACCACTAATTACAGTTGGACAACTCCCAACGATACTGATCTAGTAAAGAACGGTGCTAACGCTATTCGTACCCTTGCTACATCCATTGACCAGACCACTGAAGATTTATACTTTCTATCGCTTATGGGAGCAAACTAAATGGCTAATACAATCAAACCTCTATTTAGAGGCGCGGCAACTACCACGACTACTACGGTGCTATACACAGTGCCAGCATCGACTACCTCAGTGGTCACTAACATCTGTGTGACTAATACAGCTGCTTCATCGGCTACTTTCACTCTTGGTATGGGTACTGCTGGTTCTAATACTTCGCTTCATACCACGACAACTATTGCGGCTAACTCGACTGTTTATCTCGATATTAAGCAGGCTTTAATTGCTACTAACACAATTACTGGTGGAGCATCAGCAGTTACTGTCTCATTCCATATTAGCGGAGTGGAGATCGTATAATGGGTTCATCAATAGTTCCAGCAGCATCGGTAACAACGCCATCAGATAACTGGGTTCAAATAGCAGCAACTAACCCTGCTGCAACTTCTCTCAACTTTACTAGCATTTCAGGATATAAAAAGTTAATGACATTCTGGGATAACGGTTCAACCTCAGCAAGTTTAACTTCTTATCGTTTCAATTCTGATTCTGGAACAAAATATCAACGTTCTGGTTGGGGCTGGGATACAGCAGTCACAGTTAAATCCGCTTATACAACTTCAGCAGCAGATAATGGCAATAATAATCAGCACAGACTCATTGTTACATCTGCTGATAATACAAATATGAAAGAATTCACTGAATATGTTGGTGGAGCAACTGTCAGTAAATTTTTTCTTGTTAATGGTATCTATCAAGCAACCGCAGCAATTACCAGTATTAACTTAGTCTGGGGAGCAACTTTCAGCCAGACTGTCTATCTTTATGGAGTAGCAGCATGAAACCTATGGTCACAGATTTTAATATCGCTACTGGTGAAATTACTAAGCGTGAAATGACTGATGCAGAATTAGCACAGTATGAAGTGGATAAGGCAGCAAGTGACGCCGAAACTATCTAAGGCTGGCATTCAATTACGTGAACAGTTCGATGATGCCTATCCAGACCGCGACCGTTCATCGGATGGCTGGATCGGTGATAGCCGACACGCAGCTACTGTTAGCGATCACAATCCCGATGTTAATGGTTGGGTACGTGCCATTGACATTGACCGTGATTTACCAGGAACCGCTAAACCCGACCTCATGCCCTATGTTGCTGATCAGTTACGACTCGCTTGCAAGTCTGGGAAAGAAAAGCGAATCAGTTACATCATATTTAACGGCAGAATATCCAGTGCTAAAAAGGCTTGGGCATGGCGGCCTTATGTCGGAGTTAATCCGCACAATCATCATATGCATGTCTCTTTTACAAAAGAGGCTGACTTATTGGGTGAGTTTTATCAAATACCTATGCTAGGGGGAAAGCCATGAGTGCAGCGACTCATAATTTTACTATTGATCAAGGTTCAGACTGGTTTACTACTTTTGTTTATAAAGACTCTGCTGGTACTGCTATCAATCTGACTGGTTATACGGCAGCATTACAAATCCGAGATACATATGCCGACTCAACTACTGACCTTTCATTAACTGTTGGCAGTGGTATAACTATTACTGCTGCAAGTGGCAAAATTGATGTACGTGCTACTGCTGCCCAAACTGGTGCTATTGCTGCTGGTCAATATGTCTATGATTTAGAAATTACTTCAAGTGGTGGCGTAGTTACTAGATTGGTTCAAGGTAAAATAACTATAAGTCCACAGGTAACTCGATGAGCGATATTATTGAAATCGTTGAAGATGTTACAAATGTAACTATTACAGAGGATGTTAATTACGTTGAAATCGCTGCTAATTCATTAGCTGGTCCTACTGGCCCAACTGGAGCAACTGGTCCTTCAAATACTCTTACTGTAGGAACTGTAGTTGGTGGCGTAACCGCTGCTGCAACTATAACAGGAACATCACCAACACAAACATTAAACCTAACGCTTCCTACTGGAGCAACAGGAGCAACAGGCCCGACAGGTGCTACAGGCGCAACTGGTGCTACAGGAGCCAAAGGCGATACAGGAGCAACTGGCCCTAAAGGCGATACAGGAGCCACAGGAGCCACTGGTGCGGCTGGTACTAACGGTACTAACGGCACGAATGGTACGAACGGTACAAACGGTTCTGCTGCAACTATATCTGTTGGAAGCACTACTACGGGTGCCGCTGGTACTTCGGCATCTGTTACTAATAGTGGATCATCATCTGCCGCTGTATTTAATTTTACAATCCCAAAGGGCGATACAGGAGCCACAGGAGCCACTGGTGCCACGGGCGCAACTGGAGCCAAAGGCGATACAGGTGCCACAGGTGCCACGGGTGCCACGGGTGCCACGGGCGCAACTGGAGCCGCTGGTACTAACGGAACTAACGGAACTAACGGAACTAACGGATCATCAGGCGTTGTATCTGTAATTGCTCCAATAACTAATTCTGGTACTTCTTCAGCTGCTAACATCGGCGTAGATGCTGCATCAACTTCAGCAAGTGGAGTTGTGCAACTTTCAGATTCCACTTCAACGACTTCATCAGTCTTGGCAGCAACTCCAACGGCAGTGAAGGCTGCTTATGATTTGGCATTGTTGCATCCAGTATTGAAATTACAATCAGGTAAATATCGCAGAACTCCATACGGGGCTAGTGCTAACTTTGGTGTAAGCAATAACATTACTTATTACACGCCAGTCTATTTTGCTGAATCAACAACATTAGACAGAATCGCTTGCAGGACTGGAACATTCAACGCAGCAACTACCGTCAGATTAGGCATTTATAGTAACTCTGCTGGATTACCAAGTTCGCTAATTCTTGATGCTGGAACAATTTCAGCAGTAGCAGCGAGTACAGATTATCTCATCACAATATCTCAAACATTGGCAGCAGGTGTTTATTGGTTGGCTTTCAATGCTACCAATCTAACTACTACAAACTTTGTTGGAGCCGCGGCTGGAGGTTTTAGTGTTTACAATCCGTTGATGATGTCATCTGATACAACTACTGGTAACGGTAATAGTGCATATTCACAAAGCGTGAATGTAACATCTGCATTCCCATCTACTGCATCATCATTGACTCAAGCATCAACCTTTATCTACACATTTGTGAGGGCTGCATAATGCCTAGACAAACTACTTACGGCATTGGTGGCTACGATCCATCAAAGCCAAATAACAACATCGTTGAAGAAATCGACATCCCAGACACGGAGAACAATGAAGTATAAGAATCCATACATCCTTGCAGCAGGAGCATTTCTAGCTGCATGGTCATCCAGCAATTTCAATAGCGACTATCGCGCAATCCTCTTTGCAGTCCTTTCAGGAGTGTTTGGATATGCAACCCCAATCAAGTGAGTGCAGTGGACATAGCGGCTCTTGCTGTTGCTG